CGATGCAGCGACCGGGGCCGGCGTTTGGAAATTTAACGTAGTTGTTAAGAATGCGAACGCCAAGGTTCGGCGTAGCGTCCGTAATGGCCGCAACCGGCGGCGAGGCGAACGGATTGCCGAACTCAAAGAAGATGCCGTAAGTGTTGTTGCTTGGCGCGTTCGGGGTGTCAATGTAGTTGCCTTCAATGACAAACCCGTTTGGCGCGGTCGTAAACGTCTGGATCGGCAAAAAGATTGTGATAGCTGCTACACCGCCACGGCAATCGTAAATGCGATTGTTGCGGATGCTGATGTTTTGAACAACGTGAAACGTGTACGCATCCGGCTCAACGTCAATCGCACCCGGCATCGTTGACTTGGTGCAGTGAGTAAAGTAATTGTTTTCAATCGTGACGCTGGTGCCGTCGATGACGCTGATGCCATTGCGGTTGTCGTTGTTGACGCCATCGATGTAGCAGTTGCTGACCGTTACATCGACGTTGTGACGCTCTTGGCCTGCAACGTCACCGCTGCCGAAGATGATGCCGTCGCCTCGAAAGCCAACCACTTCGCAGTTGTCGATGAGGCAGTTACGCACACCGTGGAATGCGATGAGATGCACAAACTCGCTGAAGCCTGCGGTAGCGACGGTGCCTAGCACTTTGATGTTTTGCACCACCAGATTTTCGACATACGTCGCTGCCGATCCTGAGTTGGCGTACAAAGCACCTTGGCTCGTCGCCGTGCCCGAATACACGATGACCGATGACGCGCCTGCACCCAGGACTGCGTTGTTGGTTTTAAGGGTGATTGGACTTGTGACTTTGTACGTACCCGGCGGGAAATACACCGCATTCGCAGCCGTCATCGCCGCTTGGATCGCCGCCGTGTCATCTGCAATTCCGTTACCTATAGCACCAAAATCTTTAACGCTAGCAGTTTCACTATAGCGTGCTGCATCTAATACGGATTGCGCAGTGACCCTAGCCTCAAACCTTGTCCCAGAGGAAAATGCTAAAGGTAGCGTTCCTTCCTGTCCGCGAATAATTGTCATTGCATCGCCGGAACGAGCAGTAACTTTTACTACTTCATACGCCACATTGTTAGCCAAAGTAGCGTAAAAATAATCGCTGAACCCTAACGTTGGAAATTTATCACCTTCAGATAAAGCAACAATTAAACCAACGTCGGTCTCTAAAATAGAAACGGCTAGAGTAGAAACAGCGTTGTTTTTTAACTTAACCCCCATTTTTACACTCCGAATGACTGCATACGCGCAGTCATAACCCCGCGAACATTTCCGAGGTTCGCACGCGCACGACGCTCAGTTACGTGGAAGATATACTGTTTTGCATGATACGCAGCAAGTTCTCTATCACTCCAAGCGACGTTGGGTAAAACCAACAGGTGCTGCAAAGCATTATGAACTATAACATCTTCTAATTCATTAAAAACCACTTCATCCATTCCAGTAGCTGTACGTTTTGGTTTAAGTGCCAGAAACATACGCATCTCGTAGACTTTGTCGTCATCCGGCAACGGAAGAATAATGTACTTATCAGGCGTTAGCTGGCAGATAGCCGCAGGAGTACTCGCATCTGCAATTGCAGCCTCGGGAAGTACAAACGTATTCTGCTGGTTGAATTGCTCTTCATTGTAATACGGATCATTAAATGTACTAGTAGAGGTTTGACTCCAAAGCGTAGCCGGATTCATTCCACTATAAAGGTCAGCCCAACAAGGCCATTGGAAAAGTGCTTGTTCAAGAGTTAATTTACTTAACGCATCGCAATTAACAAGCGCATCAAAAACTACATGCACATCCGTATTAGTAGGTTTGTTGTACACATATTCATGTACACCGGGAAGTAAATTGAATAGCGGCTGTTGATACCGCCAGAACAAAGTACGCTCGCAAGTACGAATAGCGGCGTCCCGAATATATTGAACCATTGTAGGCTGCGGACAACCCGGAACACTGGGGTTAATTTTAGGTACAAGCGATGCAAAAGTTAGGTCGGCCATTAGATCACCTGTCTCGGATCAAGGCCACCTTCTTCAGTGTCCGTAATAGCGCGGGATTGTAGTCCCACCCCTAGGCTTTGCGTAAACGAATCGAAAAACAACTTGGCCCGTCCGGAATTAACGTGTTCATTATCAATTGACTCGGCCATGTAAACAGTGCCATCTACAACTGTAGAAAGATACGCATCTGGCAGAAGCGCAACTGTCTGCCCAATCGTATAGGCAGGAGGTGCCTGAATGTATTCTGCAACCAGTTGCGTTCCGGCAGTTGGACTAGGATAAAGGAAAAAACGATTAGGATTTCTGACATGCCGGACGTAATTAACCGGTGTGCCTGAAGCCTCTGCTACCCAACCAGGAGTAGACTGATCCAACGTATCACGAGAAACTTCCGTAACTGCGTTACCGTTTACAACTTGAAATATCTCTACAAGTCTTACTGAATCTGACGGGCAACTTTGTACCACAGAGCCAGCGGTAGTCGAGATATTGGTAATAAACGAAAAAAGATCAGGACGTAACACGGACATTCGCTTGAGTGTTTCATTAACAAACCCAAGCAACACGGTGTCGCTATAGCGCAACGGGGCCGATTCATCTTGAATCAGCCTTCTGACTTCCGTGATTACGTCCTGTGGGGTCATTACGGTAAGCGCCTCGAAGCATCAGCCGCCAATTCTGGCGGAGTATAAGACGGTACTTCCGGAATGTCATCTGTCGATAAGTCAAGAGTTCCTTTACGCTTTCGGGTCTTCTTGACCTGCTCAACTACTTCAAATTTGGCGAATCTTTCTGGATACGCCTCTTCTTCGGTTACTTCTTCGCAAAGCGAGTTCTGCGCAAGAATAGGATTCCAATCGTAAATCCATCCATCTAACCGATGACGAAGATAGCGAGGCATTATTTCTTCCCCAATTTCTTAAGCGTCATAGCAAGACGCGCACGCTGCCCCATCTTGCCCGGAGCCTTGGCAGCTTTGGCCAACTTTCCGGCGGGGATAGTTTCGCCTTTCTTAACGCCCATAGCCGAACGCAGTGCACCCGGTTTTTTGATTGCACCTTTAATCCATTTCTCAGCCATGATTACTTCCTTTTTCCTGACGGTGACACCGGCCAAGACTGTCTTGCCGGACTGGTTTTCTTACTTGCTATTGACCTCTTTTCCGCGACAGTCATTCTGCTTGCAGCCTTGGCTGGTCGACACGCTGGGTAACTACGATTAAATTTCTCAGCACCTGAACGACCACATGGTTTGCCGGTCTTTACATCAACCCACTTCTCTCCAAACCATTTACCAAGACCGCCCTTACTTGCCACGCTTCACCCGGTTGTCTGCACCAGACCAAGTGCCTCCACGCTTTTTGTATTCTTTAGCAGCCCATGCGTTAGCGTAAGCACTTGGATACACATCAAATTTTTGTCTAGCTGTAGACTTAACCCGCGACCACAGCGCTTTGTTGTTTGGATTGGATTTAGCCATTACCACTTCACCTTGTGGCTCCAGTAACGAGCCGACATTTTAGATGGGTTAGGATCTTGCGCATTGTGCCTAGCATAGTAGGATTTTTTGCGGGCTTTGTCTTTGGCAGAAGTCGGATTTTTACCAGCGCCCTGCACACCCTGTTGACCAAACCGAATAATTTTTTCCGCACCGCCAGAGCAAGCCAATACTACGTGTGATTTTGTAGGATGACTCGGGGTGCGGCGCGGTTGGTTACACGCCATTTTAGACTTGTCTACGCGCTGTGCCATTACCCAATCCTATAAACGGTAAACACCCATGACTTGCTCCTAAATAAGGCAAGGGGCCTTTCGGCCCCCGCCAATTACGACGGAAGCAGCGGAACGCTGAACCAATCAGTCGCATCAATAGCAACCAAAACCGTGCTGGTCTTGGCAGCCATATTCAACGAACCGGTGGTAGCAGTGCCCGAGTTGATCTTATCCCCAGTATCAGGATAGACCTTCAGAACTGCATTAGCTGCGTCAGAGTTTTTAATAACTACAACTTTTCCAGCCGCAGCCGCAGGAAGCTTCACACCTTTAGTACCATCAGCGGCAGTGGCATGAACAACGCCGTACGCTGTAATAGCGGCAGCATTAGTGTTGTCCGAACCAGTGGCGGCAACAGCAGCAACCGGAAGCGTGATGTTACCCACCACATCTCCGGTCAAAGCCCCCGTTATAGTCGGATTGGAAAGTGTCACGCTATACAACGTACCGCCTTGAACGGTAATGTTGTCTTGAGTTACACCACGATAAACACCCATATTTTTCTCCTTAAGAGAGAGGGGCCGAAGCCCCTCACCCTAGTTTAGGCAGCCGAGACGTTAGCCACGATGGCGAAAACATTCACCACGCAGTTAGTCGGAGCAGCCGTGTTGAGAAGAAGATCAATCGTGTCCGCCGAAGTCACGGCAGTCGGATTGGCAAGGTTGGCAATACCGTAACCAAGAGCGTTCGAAGCGAGATCGTTAGCGTAGACATCAGCCGCAGCAGGCGAACCGCCAGTAAACCCAAGATCAAACGTTGCCGTCGTGTTGGTCGACTCTACCGTTGTCACCTGCAGACCGGCCGAAAGAACAACCGAACCGGCAGGAAGAGCGATAACTTGTAGCGTATCGCCAGCAGCCAGAGCCGTAGCACTAGCGGCTGAACGAGCAGCCACAATCGTGGCAAAATTAAGTTCAACAGAGAACTTCGAGACTTCCGTCACATTCGACGGAAACGCAGCGGTTCCCTTATTAAAACCAAGAGTATCAGTATAAGCAGCCATTTTATTTAACTCCTACAATTAGGCGAGCGTGACGACAGACTGAGCCAGCGCCTCACCCTTGACAACCTTGTATCCATAGACCTGAAGACCACGGACAATGTTACCAAAGGTCGACTCCGAACGGATTGTCTCCATGTTCGTCATCTGCGAAGCGAAGGTAAAGCCCATCTTGTGACCAGCGATGAGGTTGTACTTCATCGCGGCACCAGTGCCAGAGGTCGAAAGGTTGTGGCTCACATAAAGCGTGAACCGATCAACCATACCAAGGCGACCGTTGCGAACAACGGAAGTGCTGTCGCCAGTCAGCGAAGCGTCCTTGAGTTCCGACTTCTTGATGAGACCCGCCATCTTGGCCGGAATCACAACAAAGCGGTTCTGCTCAGGGCAGTTGGCTTCATCGAGAACCGTGCCGAGATCAACGATCAGGTCAATCACCGACTTCGTGCCGCCAGCACCGTCCTTCGTCACAGAAAGCGGCGAACCGCTCGTGCCGAGGTTGAACGAAGCCGACTGCTCACCAGCCGTTGCACCCTTGTTGGTGGAGGCAATACCGGGAAGAAGATCGGTCAACACGCGCTGATCAATCTTGATCTTCATACGCTCGGAAGCGTCCTTCGTCCAAGTGTCCATCAGATTGATATCCGACTGCACCTTGTCAACATCGTCCTCAACGCAAGCGAAGTACTCGCCCTTGTCGATGAGAAGCTGAATCTTCGGCTTGTCCGGATTCTCAACCGTCAG